GTAGAACTTACAAGAATAAGTGAAGCACCATACTATATCAAGGTTAAGAGACGTCCATTCGGTGCATTTGGTGGTGTATTAAGTAATCATGGTGATACTACACCAATATACAAAGTTAATGTACAGTTTGATGCTACATGGACAGAACAAGCACTTGACAATGATACCAGTGCAACTGATAGCGTATACTTATCTGAGTTTGGTGGTAATCTAACAAGCAACGACTACATCATCGTTGATAGAAACGATTCACCAAAAGTTCCAGAATATATCAAAGTTATTACATCTCTTGCAGAACAGCAGCAGAAGTTTAGAATATCTAATTGTGCTGATCCAGACTTAGATGTATTCGTAGTTAACTCTGTAACTGGTGAGGTACAGATTGGTAATCCAAACATACCTGGCTCTGTTCTAACAATCAATTCATCATTTAATATTGATGGTGGTTGTGGAACTTTAGGAACAGTCGAGTTTACTGGTGATGCAACTGCTGGTTCAAGTGTAATTACAAATGTATCAGTTACAACTGCTGGTAAAACAATTGCTGATATTCAAAAAGGAGATATATTATCTGTCGTTACAGATTCATCACCTCTTAAGATATTCCAAGATACTGCTGTTGATTTTGTATTTGGTAATGCCATTTACTTATCAGCAACTATCATTGGTTCTGCATCAGTAACTGGAACTACATTCAAGGTAAGCAGGAACGAAAGACTCACTACAAATGATGGTGGTATTAATACTACATTCGATGTTGACACATGCTCAGGCACAACAACAATCGGATCTCATGCTGGTAGGTTTGATCTTAACTTAGCATGGTCTAGCAGCGGTAGTATTCTTACAAATGCTGATTTACCAACAGCATTGAATGCGACTGACATAATAGCATATGGTTACTACGCAGATCCACAGTCTGTACAGGGTAATGGTCCTAACACAACTATCATATCAACTGCTACTGGTAACAGTGCAACTCAATTACAACTAGCAGTTCAATCTCTTGGAGAAGGAACTGGTAAGTTTACGATAGGAGACTTAATTGCTGTAGGACCTCTAACATCATTCACAGGTGTGACTGGTCAGATTGAAATGATGTTAGTTACTGAAGTTGTAGATGGAACGAACACAATCGTTGCAACTAGAGCTCAGGAAGGAACAGTCAACATGAGTCATAGTGCTGCTGATGTTGTTAGAAGAGTCATCAAACACGAGAGACAATCTCTTGTAACTGATGCTCAGATCAGACAAAGATTAATTGCTGGTGTAAGTAATGATTATCTCTCTGTAATACTAGAGAGAGGATATATCTCACAGCAGAAACTAGATTACAAACAGTGGTTGAGATTTAGAAATACATCTACTAACGTTGAGATCTATGGTATAGTTCAAGGTAGACTATATGGTAAGACTCATACATCAGTGATGGATGAGCAAAATGGTGATGGTGCTAAGTCATACAGAAGCGGTAGTTTAAATGTCACAGATAACCTAACATTATCTGGTGGTAACTTCGTAATTTACGATAGTGTTAAACAAACAAAACTATTCCAGTTTGTTAATGATGATGGACATGCTGATCACTCAGGTCTATTAAACTGGGATGCTGGTGTTATTGCAAGAGGAGACTTCTTCTTATATCCAACATCTTGCCCAGAGAATGTTATCTTAACTTCAAATTGCACACCATCATTCTCAGTTGACAACTTAGGAAATGTAAATGCTAAGACAACATTGACAGTTACAGGTGTAGCAGCAGCATCACCAACAGAGTCAGATGTATTCTCAATACAGAATCTAGGTATAAATGGTGGTAGTGAGTATACTATCAAGCAAGATCGTTCAATTGATGCATTCGGATTATCAAACTTCACTACATCAAGTGGTGCAAGACATACAAGATACTTATCCGCAGCATCACCAGAGGCAGATCTAACATTAATTGCAAATATTGTATACATGGTCAATGTTCAGAACACACAAACATTAATTGTTACACTACCAGCAGCACCACAAACAGGTGATGTTGTAAGAATGATTGATGTAGGTGGTAACTTGAAGTATGATACAACATTAGTTCTCAGAACTCCTGAGACTAGTGGCACACCTATACAAGGTGACAATACTGGAACACTATTTGGAGATAGATTAACTCCATATCCATCTGGTGAACTTGTAGTACAGACTCCAAATGCAGGATTTGCACTAGTATATCTTGGTGCAACTGATAGTAATGATCAAATAGGCATCCCAACCAGCGTACAAGGTTGGTGGTTAATGGAGGTATAATTAATGCCAAGTTACAATCGTATAAAAGCACAGAAAGCCAGTCCAATTGGTACAATCATGCCATGGACTGGTAGTACTAGTGAGTCAGCACTGTCTCCAGATGCTATACCAAAGGGTTGGGTAGTATGTAATGGTTCTCAACTTAAGGCAAAAGATTATCCATTGCTTGCACAAATATTAGGAAATTTATATGGTCCTGTAGTAGAAACTGGTCAACCATTCATTGGTATATCAAATTCATATCCATCTTATAATGATGACGATGTATTTAATCTACCATTACTTAATCAACAAGCACTCGTAGATTTAGAAAGTAATCAATTAACTCCACAGGAACTACAAGTAATAGGATCATATGTATCTCTAAATGGATATGATTCAGCAAATCAACCGTTAGCAAATGTACTATCATATATTGATGTACAATTTCAAGCATCAGTTGAGTCAGAACTAGCAGGAAAGATAAAAGGTATCAGTCTTGAAGCTCCATCATACTTTGATACTATTAGAACTGTTAATAGAAAACTAGGAGTTGAACACACTGCTACACATACACACCCAAGACCCACTGGTAGTTTCTATCCATCAGTAGAACTTGGTGGTGGTTATCTAGGACCGTTTGATGCAGGGTATTTTGAAATTGCAAGTTCAGAATATTCAACGGGATCAGATAGAGGTGCTGGTGCTGATGAACCATTAGCAGATAGATTTCAACCTGGCACAACTACATGGACTGCATATGATTCTGCTGTAAATTCACTTCCAACAATGAACGTGCATCGTCATTTTGGTCAAGATTCTAACGTGATTCCAGCAGTGCCAACAGTTCCTAGGACAGTACAGACATATGGACAAACGCAATCATATCAAGATGATAACTCATGTATTGTACCTGTACAGCAACCAGGTGTTACTGCTCCTTTTCCACCACCTGGCACATACTTAGGACAACGTAACTACTACGAATCGGATCAAGTTCCGATAGCAAGAAGAGGTAGTGGTGTAACTCCTCCAACTACTGATGAGGGAGACTATTATGGCGTACCTCCAGAATCAGTAGGAAGAGATTATCCATATCCTACTACATTAAATCATGGTGGTGATGCTTTTACCGCTAACTCATTAGGATCTCATAATCATTTCACCATTGATATTGCAATGACGACAGGACAAATGAATTTGCCTAGTACTATACTCATAAATAATATGACTACTGGAAACTTAGAACCAATAGATGTAGACAGAGGATTGAGCGTACAGATTAATCCTAACACACCATCCTTAGTCGTACTGTATATCATCAGAGCATACTAATGGCAGTATTATATTCAAAAGAAAAGGGAAAATTAGGAACTCTTACTGGTTCTATTATAAACTGGTCTGATCAATTAAATTCTTCAGATCCAGAGGATCCTACTTTATTGCAAACTCTTCCTGCTGGTTATTTGAGATGTGATGGTTCAGTTTATCAAGCAGAGGTATTTCCAGAACTAGCAACAATTTTAGGCACAGGTATAAATTGTAGATATAAAAAACCAGATACAACATTACTTGACAATCAATTTCAAGTGCCAGATCTTGGATCAAAGTCAACTAAAACATCATTCTCATCAAACTTGGGAACTTATCTTGACACGTACTTAAATAATGATGCTGGTCAAGAGATAACTAAATCTGGTGTGGGAATGGATGTTACCAGTAATATTGGTACAACATTTGAAGTTCAATATCAGGGTAATTTCTTTTTGCCATCACAGACAATTGAAATTACAGGACAACCTGGTTTTACTAAGTCTAGTGGTAACTATACAGAAGAAACAGAGGTACTACAAACAGCATTCCAACCACATGCTCACTTCCATGATGGTAGAAGATCAAGAACTGCATCACCAGTTAGTGAATTTGGTTTATTTGGTAGAAACTCATATACCTCTAAAACTACTTTGTGTATTATGCCATGGATGAACAATACTGACCAACCATTATGTAAGGCAGTAGCATCTAAAACGGTTGCAAATAGGTTAAGTCCAACTATTGACGGTACAAGAACAGAAACAGTTTCATGTTTTGGATTCTTTAGTAGTCCTCCTCCTGAGGTTCACACATGGTTTGGTGGTTGTTGGTCAGGTTGTACCTTTGATCAACAATCTAAATGTTTGATGCCTGGTGATATTCCTGAGTTGAATTCTGATGGATCTGGTAATCCAACAGGAAATATATTACAATTTGAATGTTCTACTCTAGGTACGAAATCATCTACAGGATATCCAATCTATGTACCTGGCGGTGCTAGCTCAGGACAATGTGGAAATATTACATATTTTGGTGAGATGTCTTGTAAAACTGATAACCAATGTGGTATCGGTGGTGCTAATTGTACTCAATTTGATGGTGCAATTTCTGGTACTAATGCATATGCACCAGTAACACCTAACTATACACCATCTTTAGTAGCACAAGCGACTCAAGTACCATTCGATGGAACAGCAAATACTGTTACATATGGTGCTCTTAACAATGTTGTTAATGATGTTGAAGAGTTTGGTAATGAGTGTATTCATAAACACTTGGTTCCTTTTAATCAAGACCCACATACATATCAAGTTAAGACACAACCAGCATATATTCCTGGTGGTGATATAGTATCAACACTTAACATTGATGTAAATGCAGAAAATAAAGCAGATGGTTACATACAACCATTTCTAGTCCAAGAATTTTTAATTAAATATTAAGATGGCAACATACAGGAATTCATTTGCGAATTATTTTTCCGATAAGACTGGTAACCATGCTCCTGTCGGATCAATTCTTCCTGTCTTTGCTGATCTCAATCTAGCAACAGAAGAACCTGAGTACACATATCCACAACATTTATATTGTGATGGTAAGACATTAAACATTCGTGATTATCCAGAATTATACAGTATTATTGAAAATAGATATGGTGGTTCTGAAAGTGTAGCAAAAACACAGAATAACCAACCAGGTGGATTAAGAAGATCATATATTATAAACAACAAGTTATTTTTCCAATTTTATTATGATCCTACTAATAACAAAGCAAATGTAAAGAGACCATATCCATTTGGTTCGGTGTTTAGATTTTCAACAGCGACCAATCCATATGGTGCATTTCCAAGTGCTGGAATATTCAATCAGAATACATTCTATTCATTAGTACAACCAACTGAAAATATTGTTGCAAATCAACAACTTAATGAATTTGCATATGAAATAACATTACCAGATAATGTTGACCTATCAACTGTTACATCATCAGATTATACAAAAGATTTTACAGGTAGTGATATTCATCCTCTTATTATAATACAGAAGTCATTTAATTTATCAGACTATCCATATAATATTGGTACATTTAACTTACCAGATTACAGACAGAGAAAGATACTTGGATTTGGTAACGTAAATGGAGCAGGAACATCAACACCAGAGAATGCAGTTAACAACTTTGTTGGACAGACTGGTGGACAGTGGTATATTGCTAAGGATTCATTAATTAATAGTGGAGAGTTTTTTGTTATTGGTGATGTAAGAACCACTGGATATACCTCGATAAGTGCTGATATTTCTGCATACATCACAGGAACTGTCAAGTATCAGGTAGGACCTATGGATGATTACACATTCCCATTCCCTCCTGCACATGGTCACAGAATATTATCTGTTGAAGTTGATCAGACTAAACAATCAGAACAAGGACCTACAGAGGTTGATAAATTCGCAGTTAATTATATTGATAGTAGAGCAAACATTGAAATATTTGAACCAAATGGATCCGCTGGTGGTGCACTTGGTCACGCACACGGTTTGATTGGTGTACCGTTACAGAACACACAGACAGCAACATATGGTAATACTAATGGTATCGGTGAAACAGCAGGAACTACTGGTGATGCACAATATCAATACATGGTATCTGAGTCAGCAAGTGTAAATGTCACTTCAATGACATATGATGGTGCTACTGGTTACATCACTATCAACACAGATGGTGCACATAATTTATCAATAAATGATATAGTAACTGTTAATGGTGCAGCACCCAGTGCATATAGTGGTAATTTTACAGTCATAGCAGATGCATTTGGTAATTCAAATTTTAATGTATTACCGAGAGACGGTGAAACTCCTGGTTCATCCCCTGCTACAGGCACTATAACAGTAAAATTAGCAAATGGTTATTTTGTTGACACAGAAATAACAGCACCTCCACAAGCATATGTGGTTGACACCAACACACTAGTGGGTGGAAAGCAAATAGTTTATGATATACCTGGCAATGCTATTACTATTAAAGAAGAAATATTTGAAACACCAGGTGCAGCAGTTGTAACATCACCAGCTGCTAGTGAAGGAAACGTTACTGGTACTTTTATAGACATACAAGCACCAGGCGGTGGTGGTGCAGATAGTGACACAGATGGAGCAACCGCAGGATATTGTGAGATAGGTTTAACAGT